TCAAAAAAAAGCTGAAAAATTAGAAATTATTAGAACTGATTACAACAGAAAAAAAAATATATCAAAAATACATATAGGTTTTCCAGATGGCAGGTAAACATTCCAGAAACAAGGGTGCATCGTATGAGCGTGAGATTGTCAGCGATTTAAAAGCAAATGCGATTAAGGCAGAACGTATCCCTCTTTCTGGTGCAATGCAGGGGTTCAAAGGGGATATAAGGCTTGGCCCTGTGTTTTGTTTCATAGCTGAGTGCAAACGAAGGCGAAAAGGTTTTTCAACAATATACAAGGCATTGGCACAGGATAACGCTGATGTTTTGTTTTGCCGAGATGATAAGGAAAAGACATTTGTCGTCATGGATTTTGACAGCTTTGTCTCATTGGCTAAACAACCAGGATGGAAAGATGAGTGACGAGGAAGATATAGATTTAAGCAAAAGGGATGAATATCAGGTACGCCTGGATAACAACCTGTGTCCACGATGTTTGGTTGGTTTAAGAAGAGAAGATAAAAGCTCCAAGAAATGTTGGGCCTGCGGTCTGATAGTGCTTGATGAAATTAGTATTGATAAGCTGAAATGACGGATGTTGTTCGAGCAAGACAGATTGTAGGGTCTAATGTCAGAGGTGATCGGCAGAAAGATGATTACTATGCTACACCGCCACACGCTACTCAGGCACTATTAGATGTTGAAACCTTTGATGGCAGTATTTATGAACCATGTTGCGGTGAAGGACATATAGCAAAGGTGTTAGAAGAAAAAGGATATGATGTTGAAGCTGCTGACTTAATCGACAGAGGTTATGGTAAAAGCAATCTGGATTTTTTATTAGAGCATGAAAAAAGACATAATATTATAACCAATCCACCTTATAAAAATGCCGTTGAATATGCTAGACATTCAATTTGGATAGCTGAAAAAAAAGTTTGCCTGCTGTTTAAAATTACATTTCTTGAAGGTGTGGAAAGAAAAGAATTTTTTCAAATACATCCTCCAATTCGTATTTGGGTATTTTCAAAAAGATTAAATTTAATGAAAAATGGGCAAGAATTTTATACAGGCGGCATGATGTGCATGGCATGGTTTATCTGGGAAAAAGGTTATCAGGGCAAACCGCAGATAGGTTGGTTATGAGTTGGAAGGCACTCAAATGGGCCTCAGAGCAGACAACGGGGTCAGCCTCCAATAAGCTGATACTGATTGCATTGGCTAATTTTGCTGATGATGATGGATTATGCTTTCCTAAAATAAGCACCTTATCCAAGATTTCAGAATTGTCAGAACGGCAAATTATTCGCTGCCTGAAAGATTTAAAATATAATGGGTTATTGAATGTCATGCGGCAGTATCGTGAAGACCGAACTCGCACCGCCAATGTGTATCAATTAAACTATAAAAATAAGCAAAGTAACATGACACCACGTCATGCTGATAGCAAAAGTAACATGACACAGTGTCACATGGAAAATACCGCATTTGTCACATTGCAACATGACACCATGTCACAGCAAGAACCACCAATAGAACCATCATTAGAACCAAAGAGGGGTAACATGACACAGTGTCATGTTGAGCATGAGCAAAAAAATAACAGTTTTACAACTGCCATTTCTTTACTCAAGCCTCTAGGATTAGACGATAAAAAATCAAGAGACATATTTGGGAAGTTGCGACAGCATTGTAACCCGTTCTTTGAAGGACAGTCTCTGGCATTAAAAGATGAGTTTATTCTTTCTGCTATTAAAAGCACAAACCTGCATCAAATCTCAGGCAGTCCTGTAGCGTATTTGCAGAAAGTTCTTAGCAATAAAAACATTGAAAGAAAAAAAACAGAGGTGGTGTTCGGCAGCAGTGTAACAAAATTAAGCGAAGATGATGTCCTGCGAGCCGAACATTCCGAGTTCCTTAAAGGGTGGATTAATAAAAGTGATGAGAAAAGAGAGCAGGTCAAAGCAATGGTAAGAGACCCAAACAGTCAGGTAACTTTTGAACAGCTAGGGTGGTTTAAATGGGATTAGATGAACTGAATGATCGATTGGAAGAAATGGTGCAGGTGTGTAACAGCTTTCCATTACCAATGAAAAAAGAGAAATTATGCTTCTGGCCAGAATATGCCAATGATCCTGGACTTGCTTATGGCTACAATAAAGTGAAGATGAATTATTTTAAACCTACCAGTACACAGATAGATCGATGCGAAGAGGCTCTTAAATGGGTGTTGGGTATGTCGCTTGAAGATCGAAAAATAGTGTGGCTGAGAGGGTCAAAAATGAGTTGGAGACGTATTTCTTCATTTTTTTCTTGCAATAAAGACACCGCCAAACTCAAGCATACTGTGGCTTTGGTGAAGTTACAGAAAAAACTGGGAGAAAATGCCTATATAAAGTTCTAGACAAAATCGCCCGTTTTAGACAATAAATTAGTTAAACTTGGAATAAGTGCATTTAAAGGTATTATTTCCTCCCCGAAAATGTAAAACTGAATACGGCAGCTTGGTAGATTACTCGTCATTCTCCGCCAAGCTGCTGTACTTTTTAAAGAGAGTGCTATGAAAAATGTTCATAAAAAAAGACCAGTTAAAAAAGAATTGGAAAGTAAAAAAAATTTTGAAGAAAGAGACAGTTCTTGGAAAGATTATGTGATTAATAAAAAAGTTAAAGGTTTGTCTTTCTGGGATTGGCTTGATGTTAGTCTAAAGAAATGGGTTATTAGATGATTAAAGGGCAATTCAAGCCTGGTGTTGATTGGATTGAAATAGAAGAAAGAATTAAAAATGGAGAAAGTATTTATCCTATCTCCAAAGATTACGATATCAGCCGACAAGCCATCGAGAAGAGAGCCAAGAAGAATGGATGGATTAAAACACAGAAGGTTGTAAGGATAGCCAGAGAGAACGCAAAGGTTGTCAATGGAGAGAAGAAGGTTGCAACGAGTTCTATTGCAACCATGCAACCTAAGAAGAAGCATATACAGAGATTCTTTAAGGATACTCCAGAAACAAAGGATGCAATTCTCGCTTTGCTTAAAGAAGGAAACCCTAAGATGATTGCTGCTCAGTGTGCAGGGGTGAGTTTGGATAGCTTAAATCGATGGGTGGAGAAGGATAGTGACTTTGCAATTTTGGTACGTCAAGCCGAAAGCGTGGCAGTGCAAGATCGGTTGCAAAATATCAAAAAAGCAGGAGATCGTGGTGATTGGAAAGCTGACTCCTGGTATCTGGAACGAACTCAAAGGCAGATATTTGGTAATGAAAACAATAAGTTAGGTGCAATGAACTTGCAGATAAACATTATGAGGGATACAGGTTCTGAACCCGTAACCTTAGACGCTGTAACTGTTGATAACACTGAGGTTTCTGATAGCTAGTTGCCAACTACTTGCCAATCTTGCTTATTAGGCCTCCCCATGTCACTCCCCACTGGTAGGGGTTTTGGCGAAAGCGAAAGCGTATAACACACCCTCACGCACACACAAAATTTTCGCCCTTTTAGGTTGCAATAAAATTCATGCACAGGGTTGCAATGGTTGCACAGGGGTTGCATAGGCAACCACACACATAGAAATCAATACATAGACAGGTTGCAATGACACAATTTGATCCAAACATGGTTGCACAGATGTTAATGCAACCAGTAGGCAGGGAGTCTTTATCTAGAAGCATATCAGATGAGAATTACTTTGAGCCTATAGAAATACCATCGCCTGATAGGGTTGCACCATTGGATATGCAGGGTGGTTTCTTTATTGACCCAGAAACCGCAGGCAAGGTTGCGTATGGTGGAGCGGTAACAGGTGCATCCTTCTTGCCAGGAGCAGGTGTTGTTGATGCCGCAGGTGGTGCGGTTGATGTTTTTGGGCAGCCGTTGCCGAGTTTTGGTGAGAACATAAGGCAGGGTGATTATTTTGATGCAGCCTTACAGGGATTGGGTGTTGCAGGTGACGTTGCCACAGTCGCTGCTCCATTGACATTAGGTGCGAGTGCTGTTTTAGGAGCAATGTTAAAAGCACCTGGTGCAGCTAGAAAAATTGGTAAAGCTACTGACGTTGCCAGTGACATTGGAAGCATAGCCAAAGTAGAACCGCCTACAGAGACAAAGCCAGGTATTATTGCCTTTCATGGCAGTGGTGCAGACTTTGATGAATTTAGGTTGGATAAGATAGGCACTGGTGAAGGTGCTCAGGCATTTGGTTATGGTTTGTACTTTACTGACAGTGAAGATATTGCCAAGTTTTATGAAACCTCTGTGGGTAAAAAAAGATCAGGACTTACATACGAAGGTGAAGTTATACCAAGTCGTTATGATTTAGAGTCTGGAAGCAGTCAAAAAGATCAGATTATTAGTTCTATTGCAGATGAAATGCAAAATTATGACCAACCTGCATCTCGACTTATAAATGATAGAATTAAAAGAAATGAAATTGAACTTGCTAAATTAAAAAGTCGTGAAGCTGACGAATTAACAAATGACATAATTACTTCTTATGAGTGGGAATTAGAAATACTTAAAGGCCTTGATGCAAATAAATTTAAAAGAGGCAAAACCTATAAAGTTGGTATAGAAGCAAAACCTGAAGAACTGCTTGATTATGATTTGTCTTTTAAAGAACAGCCTGAAAAATTTAAAAAAATACTCAAGCCACTTTATGAGAAATATAGTGTTTCTGAAGCAGCAGATTTTGGAACATTGTTGGCTAGTGCTTACAGAAATGTACCGCAAGATACTTTTATGGAAGAATTACTTGAAAAAGGTATTAAAGGCATAAAGTATTTTGATGCAAACAGCAGAAAATCACCTTTTGAAATATTCTTATCAGTTAAAGGCAAGCCATACGATACAGAACCAATCAAGGCACTTGACTCAAGGCAAGCAAAACTTATTGCAGATGATTATAAAGAAAAAGGCTTTGAAGTTGAGATAAAAGAAACTGGCTCAAGAAATTACGTCATTTTTGATGATAAATTAATAAACATATTGGAGAAATACGGCATTGTAGGTCCTGTAGCCGTTTCAGCAACTGCTGCTGCATTAAAGGATGATGACAGGTCTCTTTAATGGCTAAAACAATAAAGCTCGACTATTATCCGCAGCCTAAACAGGCTTTGCTGCATAAATGCAAGGCGAGGCAGATATTATTCGGTGGTGCTGTGGGTGGTGGCAAGTCGCACAGTTTGCGTTGGGATGCTATTGCTTTCTGCTGTGAGAATCCAGGCTTACAGGCGTATATTTTTAGACGCTCTCTGCCAGAATTGGAGAGTAACCATATACAGCAGATAAAAAAGGAAATTCCTTCACAGGTGGGTACTTTTTCAGAGTCCAGAAAGCGTATGGAGTTTTTCAACGGCTCTTTTATCCAGTTTCAGTATCTGGAGAGGGATTCTGACTGTGATCGTATTCAGGGAGCAGAAATACACCTGGCATTGATTGATGAGGCAGGACAGCTAACAGCCTATCAGCTTGGCTATATTAAAAGCCGTTTAAGGTTGGGTGGTTATGAGCCAAAACAAAAGGATTATCTGCCACGATTGGTAATGTCTGCCAATCCAGGCGGTATCAGTCATAACTTTTTAAAGGCGTTGTATATTGATCCATCACCGCCAGAGACCTATTTTTATGATGTGACAATGAAAGACCCACGCAATAAAGCGGATAAGGGTTGGTTGTCGATGTATATACCTGCAAGGATGGAAGATAATAAGTTCATTGATCCTGGCTATGGTGCATCGTTGTCTGGTTTGCCAGAAGAATTGGCAAGGGCCTTACGAGAAGGGGATTGGGATTTAATTATCGGCTCTTTCTTTGGCGATGTTTTCAGAAGAGATCGGCATGTTATACGCCCTTTTGAAATACCTGAAAACTGGATACGTTTCCGCAGTTTTGATTGGGGTTCGTCAAAGCCGTTCTGTGTCGGTTGGTATGCCGTAGCACAGCAGCATGACAAGTTCCCAGATGGTGCTTTGATTAAATATCGTGAATGGTATGGAGCATCAGGGCCAGACAGAGGTTTAAAATTAACAGCCGAAGAAGTAGCACAAGGAGTTAGAAGCCGTGAATCGTTTGAAAGAATTGATTTCTCAGTTGCCGATCCCTCGATTTGGAAATGGGAAAGTGGGCCGTCTATTGGCGAAAGAATGGCGAAGATGGGCGTTAGGTTTAGGCGTGGTGATAATAGTCGCCTTTCTGGTTGGGATCAGCTACGGCAACGCTTAATGGGTGATGACAATATCCCCATGATATATTTTTTTGAAACCTGCACTGATTTAATCAGAACATTACCGATTTTGCAGCACGACACGCATAGAGCCGAAGATATTAATACCAAGCAGGAAGATCATGCGGCAGATGAGACAAGGTATGCTTGCATGGCTAGGCCTTACCAGAGAGCCTTACCAGAAATTGAAGAAGATCAATGGAGACCGCCCACTGTTGAAGAAATGATGGCAGGTCTTGATGAAGCCAGACCCAACAGGCAATGGAGATTGTAATTGGCACAATACACAAAAGAAGAAACAGAGCCGTCTAAGGAAAAAGACCGAGCCGCTTACTGGAACAATAAAATTTCAGAGGCTAGGGAATTTGAAGAGACATGGCGTGACAGGGCAACGCATCTTGTAGACCGCTACAGGGATGATGGCCTTAAAAGGCAGGATAGACCTTTCCACACCATGAACATCTTTTATTCCAATGTTGATACCTTAAAGTCAGCTTTATACTTTAAAACGCCCAAACCCAAAGTCACTCGCAGGTTTAGAGATCAAGACCCTGTAGGCAGGCAAGTGGCAAGGGTTATTGAGCGTGGTTTGCAGTATCAGATGGATATGTATAACTTTGATGCCACAGCCAGAAAAGCCATTGAAGATATGCTCATTGTCGGTAGAGGCGTGGTGCGTATGCGTTACGAGCCAGTTATTATCGAAGGTGAGCCGAAGCGTGTAGCCGTTGAGGCAATTCCATTGGGTGACAACACATTTCGCTATGTAACATCCGAAGGTGAAGAATTTGAAACAAATCAGGTCTTGTCGGATACGCAAGGATTGTATGTCAAGGGTGAGAATGAGGAATTTGTAGGAGAGCAGTCAATATACTGTGAGTATGTGCATTGGTCGGATTTTGTCATTGAGCCGAATAGAACATGGAATGATGTTTCATGGATTGCTTTCAGGCATTTAATGACACGCAGGCAGTTGATTGACTTTTATGGAAGTGAAGGTGAAAAGATTCCCTTGACATATAGTCCTGATTATCAAACCAACGATAAAAACAGAGATGTCGATAGAGCCGAAATTTATGAGATTTGGGATAAGAGTACAAGCAAGCAGATATTTATAGCGGCAAGCCATGACAGGATTTTAGAAGAAAACGATGACCCTTATAATTTGTTAAACTTCTGGCCTTGTCCAGAACCGCTTTATTCGGTTTCAACAACTTCCACCACTATCCCTGTACCAGAGTTTTTTGTCTATGAAGATCAGGTCAATGAACTGGATATGATTACAGCCAGAATTGGTGTTTTGACAGAGGC